TGTTGCCGAACGGGAAGTTCGATGCCGCGTAATTCTGCACATAGCCGTGCTGGTGTACGCCCGCCGAGCCCGTCAGGCCACCGTGCGTGTGGTTCACCGAGCCGTCACCGGACACGATGTTGATCGCGTGGACGTGGCTGGGGACCTTGTCGTTCAGCACCGGATCATCAGAGCCGCCAGCGCCGCCGCCAGCAGTCGCCGTCGCCACCACGCGCAGGGCGCGGGTCGCGTCGATCGTGGTGCGCTTCCAGCCGGTCGGCGGGGCCGACTGGTAGAAGATCATCACCGAGCCGATCGGCACTCCGCCCACATTCAGCTGCGCCGCCGTCGCCGTGACCGGGGTGCGACCAAGGTTCGGGAACTGCCGCTTCAGGACGTTCTTGACGCCGCGAATGTGGTCGTCGCCAGCGTCCGGGTAGTCGGTGCCGGCGGGCCAGTTCTCGTTGAGGTCCGCGATGAAGCGATTACCAGTCAAATCTTCGAGGGGCATTAGGGATACCTCGTCGTGACCAGCTCGCCGATGAGCTGGATACCGCTGATCTTGAGCGTATCGGTGGCCGCGCCCGTGTACCACTTGCCGAGCAGCTGAATCTGTGAGTTCTGCGGCGGATCAGTGTAAATGCGCTGCGTGAACTGCTGCAGCACGTTGTTCCCCAGACACTCGACGGCGCCCACCAGTCCGACCGGGACGCCGTTGACGCCAATGGCCAGGTCGAGTAGGCGGCCGTTCGGTCCCTCGAACGACAGCACTGACGAAACGAAGTGGTTGTAGCCGGCGAGCTTGACGACCAGAGAGCCGTTGGTGAGATTGAAGTCCAGCTCTTCCGGCGAGGAACCGGCGCCGCCAGTGAACAGCCCGCTGGTGAGAATCGGGGTCCAGGTCGCGTTGTTCAGGGTCAGCAGCTTCGGCGCCGCCATGTGATCGCCAGCGATGCCGGCGAGCGCGGGCCGCAAGGACTGCACCACGTCGGTGATCATCTGCCGCAACGTCGCGGGAGTGATCGCGCCGGTCGTATTGTCAGGCAGCTCGTTCGGCAGCTCCTGGATCAGCTGGTCGGTGTAGCGGCGCGTCATGCAACCCCCTCGAACAGTGCGCGCTCGGCCTCACGGCGGCGCGTCAGCCCAGCGAGCACTCGGCCACCGCCCTTGTTCCAGCGAGCGAACTCGGCCGCCGCGCCAGCCTCGTTGCCATGGTTCAGCAGCCGCACCAGCGTGCTGCTTTTGAATGCCGCGCAGCCGACGTTGTAGGCGAAGGACACCAGGGCATCGAACTGGCCCTGCGTGAGGTCCACGTCGACGGCGTTGAGCACGCAGTTCTCGAACTTCTGCAGGTCCTTCGCGAACCAGGCATCGGCCTGCTCGCGCGTGGCCGTCATGCCCTGACGCACCGGCTTGCCGTTGACCCGGGTCGTTCCCCAGCCGATCGTCCAGACGCCGGCCGGGCAGAGGTACGCCGTCGGGCTGAACGACTCGAACTCGTGGATCAGGTCAATCCCTGCCTGGCTGGTGTTCATCGCATCGCGCCGTTCTTCTGGGTCTGATCCCTCATCAGCTGCACGGCCTGCTCGGCGATCCGCGTGTTCTGCGCCATGTTCTCGCGCACCGACACGATGACGTCGAGCCACCTTGCGGCCGTCTCGCGGTGCTCGGTGTCACGGGCCACGATCGACTGCCGCATGCCGTCGATGACCATGCGCCACCTGGCCGCCTCTTCGCGGCAGGTCGTGTTCGTCATCCAGACCTGCCACATGAGCGCGAACAGGGCCAGCACGATCAAGCCGTTCTCCCTGATTAGGTCAAGGATCAACTGCACGGTGTCCCTGGTGTCCTGCGTCATGGAGTGTACGGCCTCTCCGGGATGCGCTCGATCGTCTGCGTCTGATCGGGATCCAGCGGATCCGGCTTGCGCCTTGGCCAGGATGCGTTCTTCAGCACGCGCCGATTGTTCGCATTCGGCGTGATCGCGTGGACCACGGGCTGGAAATGGCGGACCAGCGTTCTCATGGCCCGGCCGGCTCCGTCGGCGAGACGATGGTGTCGTCCAGCTTCACGCCACCGAGCCACGCGATGGCGGTGTAGTCGCCCGCCGCCGCGTAGGCGTGGACGGCGCCACCGGCCGGGGCGTCGATGCGGCCAGAGCCGTCGCCCGGGTCGATCTCGCACGGGATTGCCGGGCTGACGGTGAAGGTCACCGACAGGTCAGTCACCACGCCAGACAGGGTGCGCGCGGCGAGCTTCATCGGCTCGGCGCAGCAGTCCCGGATGACGATGGTCCCAGCGGCCTCGTAGGAGGCGTGGCCACGCTCCCAGGCGTCCGCCTCTGGCGTGCCGTTGGCGTGCGGGTTGGTGCCGACACCGAGCACCGCAACGTGCCGGCCCTCGCAGTACGCCTTCGACAGCGCGATGTCGTTCGGCACGTCCTTCGATCCCATGCAGCGGCTCATCTCACCTACCTCCTTTCTTGGACGGCAGCCTGCCGCCACGCTTGTGGATGCCGGACCCGAGTATCCCGGTGCCGGTGTCCGATCGGTTGAACTCCTTCGCGACCTTCACCGGCACGCCGACCTTCTTGGCGAACTTCGGGTCGTGCGCCGCTGCGGCCATCAGCCTTGCCTGTTTGCGCGTCTTGCTGGGCATGTCAGCAGCCCTTCTTGCCGCCGCCGCCCTTGCCCTTGCCCTTCTTCTTCATCATCGCCTCCTACAGCTTGACCTTCGGGACCACGCGGAACTCGGGATGCTCCAGGAGAATCTTGTGCAGGTTCTTGGACTTCTCGGTGCCGGTCCAGCGCCGCCAGCCGGGGTAGTTCTGGTCGAGCCACAACTCCTCGATGCGGCCCACCATGCGGCCCCAGTCCATCTTGCGCTGTTCGAGCTTCTGCAGCTCCAGGTTCTCGCGCCGGATCTGGTCGGCGTTGACCTGCGTGCGCTCGACGTAGGTCAGCCCCTCGTGCGGCTGCTCGACGACGCGCGTGCGGATGCCGTCGACGACCCACTCAGTCGGCGTAGCCATCAGCCTGCCCTCGCTCGATCAGCCGCCGCCCCAGCTCGGGATCGACGGTCACGACCTCGCCGCGCTGCGCCTTGTGAGTGTGCAGCCAGACGGGGACCTTGATCTTGACGACCATCACCGACTGGACCTGCTCTGCCTGGGCCAGCTCGGCCGAAGCGACAGCCTCGACGGCGTGCGACACCTTCCGGTTGCGGATTCTCGCCATGTGGACTGCGGGGGGCTTTCGCCCCCCGCGCCTCCATCACGCAGTCACGGCCAGAGTCGGGTCGATGTCAGCGATGACACCGTGCGCCTTCTCGGTATGCACGATCAGCGTCCAGTCCACCGCCATCTGCCGGTTGTCGGCCAGGCCGGTCTTCGCCAGGGGCTCAGTCCGGTAGCCGTGCAGGTAGCCGATCGACAGGTACTGCGGGTCGATGATGTACACGTCCGCCGTGTCGGTCGCCAGGTCGTTCAGCTGCTGCAGCCGGTTCGGGACGAAGTCCAGGGTCCCGAAGTCGGTGACGAACACGTTGACCGTGCCGAGCGCCGTCGCCGGGGTCCCAGCCTTGCCCTGGTCCGCCATCAGGGTCGCGATGCGCGCCGAGCTGGTGAACAGGTACTCGGAGAACTTGCGGATGACGCCGGGGACCGAGACCATCTTGGTCGGGTCACCGCCCTGCTGGTACACCGACTGCACGCAGTCGCGGACCAGCGTCTCGGTGAGCGCCCGAGCCGTGCCGGCCACGGGGGCCGCCACGATGCCGTTGGCGAAGCCGGCAGCACTGCCGCCAGCGCCACGGAAGTCGTTGGTCACCAGCCAGGAACACAGGCCGGCAGACTGGCCGGGGACCGTGTCGCCGTCGTCAGCGATCGACGCCTGACGGGTAAGCATGATCGCCTCGACGTCACGCTTCAGCTCCTGCTGCCGGCGCATGACCTGGTAGATCAGCTCGTTCGAGCGCCCGATCGTGTCGGACTCCTGGGCGCGGGTCGAGACGCGGACCACCTTGCGGGAAATCTGGCAGTGGTTGCCCACGCGAGCGCCGACAGCGGCGTCGTTGCCAGTCGCGTCAGAGCCGTCGACCACCTTGTTGGCGATGTTCGGCGCAGCCAGCTCGTCGGTCGTCCACTCCTTGTAGGGGTTCTTGACCGACTCGGTGCCGATGAGATCGGTGAACGGCAGCGGGATCCGGGAGATGTCCCAGATTTGCTGCATCACGTCTTCGTTGATGAGGCCGCCATAAGCGACGCCGGAGAGATCAGCTGCATTGAGGTTCGGAGTGAAAGGCATGGTCATGTCCTCTGGTTAGCGAATGCCTTGTCAAGAATGGCGCGGGCGGCGGCGAGCTGGTCGCTCTTCTTGCCGGTGCGCTGCGCCTGCTCTTTCAGCGCGTTCAGCTTCTGCGTCTGCAGCTGGCTGCGGGGGATGCCCGCGCCAGGCTTCAGGACCCGGGGCGCCTGCTGCACATGCTGCCGCGTCTCTGCCGCCTTCGCCTGAAGCGAGTCGTACAGGTACGCCTTGCGCAGGATGTCCCGGTGCTCCCAGTTGACCGCGTGCCGCAGATCGTCGGGGGTGTAGCCGTACTGCCTGGCCGCCCACTCTCCGATCGCGTTCGCTTCCCGCAGCGCGGTCTCTCGATCGCGCCACTCGGGGATGCGCTGTAGCAGCTCCTGATCCTGGGCAGCGCGGTAGTTGGCTTCAACCACCGCCGACTGCTGCGCCAGCGCCTGCTGCGTCCGCTGGTAGTTGGCTCCAGCGTTCTGCAGCGCCTCCGCGTATCGCTGTCGCTCAAGGGCCGCCCGGCCTGGGTCGAGTCTCTCGAACTCTTTCCAGTCGATGCTGTCCCGCTGCGTCACGATCGCCTGAATGCTGGCGCGTGCGTCGATCAGTTCCTGCTGCAGGCGCTGTCCACCCTGGAACACCTCCTGCGCTTGCCGCATGAGCAGCTGACGGTCGGCCGCCAGCTTCTCGCGCTGCTGCTCGATCTCGCTGCGGCTGCGCTCGTAGCCCTGTAGCCTGTCCTTCAGCTCGCCGAGCTTGATGCCGACGGGCTTGCCGTCGGGACCCATCTCACCGAGATTGAACTCCAGGCCGTAAAGGAACTCCGGCTCAACCTCCAGCACCTTCGCCAGTTCCGCAATGGTCCGAATCTCTTCGGCGGCAGGGCTCTCACCCGCTGGCTGCTCGGCGCCTTCCGCGCTGATCGCGCTGTCGCCTTCAGGCGACTGGGCTTCACCTTCCAGAGCATCATCCTCTCGGCGATCCTCAGGGGGCGTTGCTTCACCCGCCAGCAGCTGTTCGCTGATGGCGGTGATCTGTGACTGCAAGTCTCCTTGCTGTGCCATAACTGCCTCGTAGTGTAGCGGATTATTCCGCGTTCAGTTTGTCAAGCAGGGGCCGCGCCATGACCCGTTCCAGCTCGGCGCGGATGGTGACCAACGCCCACCGCCGCAGGGCGATCCCCTTCAGTCCCTCGACGTGTTCCGGCGGCATGTCCTGGAACAGCCCCCACAGCTCTCGCTCCAGGGTGTCCCAGGCCTGCTGCCAGACCGGGTTGGCGAGGATCGCCTCAGCCTGTGTCGCCTGTCGTTCTGCGTCGCTCATACCATCGCCTCGTCGCTGCTCCAGGGCAGCAGTGCCGCACCAGCGCCCAGCCCGGCGATGAAGTCGCCGCGCTTGAGCGCCTCACGCAGCCCTTCCAGCCCCTGCGTGCGCAGGATCTGCAGGGCGTTCATCAGGTCCTCGCGCACCGGCAGCCCCTTGTTCTTCTGCGCCCGCCGGTAGTTCTCGTAGAGGTCGCCGGCCGGCTGCATCAGCGCCTCCGACAGCGCCGACTGCTGGCTCCCGGGCAGCTGGTCGACCTGCTCGAACAGCTTGGTCGCCACGGCGCCGGATCCTGGCTCGGCCTTCCAGGCGTCCTCGAAGTCGACATAACCGGAGCGCGGCGACGCCCGCACCATGGTCGGCAGCGCCGTGTAGGGGGCTTCGCCCTCCACCTCTGTCGCGAAGGTGCGCCGCAGGGCATTGAAGCCCTCCGGGCTGATCTGGCCGTTGGCTGGCATGGCGTTGATCCCGGCGCCCGTGTCGGCCAGGTAGAAGTCACCGCTGGCGGGCGTGCCGAGCTGCTTCATCAGCTCCGGCGGGACCTTGCCCTCGCGCGGGATGTACAGGCCGCCACCCTCCGGGTCCGGGACCATGCCGGACCAGGCCGAGCCGCCCTGCGCCGTCATGTAGCCGCGCGCCGCCTCCGCCGCGTTCAGCTTGGCAGCGTCCGCCTTGCGCACCTCGCCGCCCTTGGTCAGCGGAACCTGCACGCCGGAGGCGAACGCCGGGTTGGTCTCGAAGTTGCCCTCTCTCGGCTCCCACAGCCCGGTGGCCTTGCGCTGCTCGATGCCGGGCATCCCCAGCGCCTCGTGCAGCATGTCGCGCTGCGCCGGGTTGGTGAAGGTCTGGGCAAGCCGCGAGGACATCACGCTGCGCTGCTTCTCCGGCAGGTCCTGGAAGCCCGTGAGGTGGCCGCTCGCCCCGTAGGGCGCCATCTCGGCCGTGCTGAACAGCGGCAGGTTCTCCGGCGTCCCCTCCTGCTGCCAGAACGCCCGCGCGTAGCTCTCGCGCCGGCGCTGGTCGGCCAGGGCATCGAGCCGCTTCGCCGACTGCATGACCAGCTTGCGCTCTTCTGGGTCGAGCCGGTCCATGATGTTGCCGCGCAGGTCCGGCCAGGCGTGCGGCTGCAGGCCGGCGACCTGGGGGCCGTAGCCGGCCTCTTCGAGGATCGAGCGATACTGCGGCTGGCCGAACAGCGAGCTGAAGTCCGGGGCGCCCCTGATCAGCTCGTCGGTCGCCTCGCCGCTCTCCAGCAGGTCGACCACGCTCTTGCCGGTCTGCCGCGCCTTCTCGTACAGCTGCATCGCGAACGACCAGGCCGTCTCCTGGCCCTCAGCCGGCGACATGCCCGCGAGGTCGGCCGCGCCGCGCATGCGGGCGTTGGTGGCCAGGTAGCCTGGCGTCAGCCCGGGATCGAGCGGGTTCCCCTTGGGCATGCTGCCGCTGAACATGCTCTGCGACACGCCCAGCAGGTTCGCGTTCCAGGCGTCGTTGGTGACGCGAAAGACGTCGTCCGCGAGGTTGCCCATGAAGCTGTCCACCTTCGGGCCGGACAGCACGACCTTGCTCGGGTCGTCGGCGCGCAGGGCGCGCATGGAGTTGTTCACCCAGGCGTCGAGCACCGACTCCTCGCCCTTGGTCCCCATCACCGAGCGGCCCATGATCGCCTTGATCGCGGCCTCGTCGGTGGGGCGCCCGGCGGCCGTCCAGTTCTTCCAGGTGTTCAGGGCGTTGGTGAGGTTGTTCTCGACGCTGGTCTGCGGGCTCATCGCCGCGAGCAGGGCCGCGAAGCGGGGGGCGTCGTCGCCGAAGGTATCGATCAGCGCCTGGGCGCTGGCCCGATACCAGCCGCGCTTGGCGCCGCCGGCCTTCATCACCGCCGCCAGCTCCTTGGCCTTCGGCAGGAAGTCCAGCATGCGCTGCATCGACTGCACGCTGCTCTTGCTGTAGCCGGCCTTCTCGGCCTCGTTCGGCAGCAGGTAGGCCGCCTCCGGCCCAACCCCCTGGAGCCGCGCCTCCACCGCCGGAGCGAGCGGGCTCTCGGCCCGCATGCCGCCGATCTCGGCCCGGACCTGGCCAGGGCCAGGCATCGCCTCAGCGCGTGCCATGGCCCCCGGCGTGGCCTCGCGCCGCAGCTCCTGCGCCCGCGCGGCTGCCCGCCGCAGTGCCGCCGCCTTCTGCTTCCAGCTCGCCATCAGTCACCTCGCCACGGGGTAGGGGGACACGGGCGTGCGCCCGAACATCACGGCCGCCGGCAGCTGCCCACCGGGCGTCATGTAGCCCTGGTAGCCCAGCTCGCGAATGCGCCGCTCGGTCTCGTTCTGCACGGCCTCCCAGTCGATCATGCCGGGATTGATGCGCGCGTCCGGCGGGTTGGTGTACCGCTGCCGCAGCTCCTGGCGGATGCCCAGCGGGTCGGCCGTGAGGTCGTAGACGTCCTGCAGCTCGGCCTGGTAGCGGTACGGCCCGGTGCCACGCTCACCCTTGGCGCGGTCGTCGAGGTAGAAGTGCGAGCGCGGGCGCAGGTCCGGGGCCGCCGCGAGCCGGGCCGCCTCTGCCCCCTTCAGGCCGGTGCCGTACTTCTCGGGGTCCAGCTCGGTCAGGTCGGGGGCGCGGCCGAAGTGGACGCCGCGCACCGTCTGCGCGTGCGGCAGCCTGGGGATGTCCGCCGCCACCTCTGGCAGCCCCTGAGAGGCCGCCTGAGCGCCTCTGCGCGCTGCCCTGGCCGCCTGCCCTGCCTTGAAGCCCAACGCGCTCGCCACGGCCTCTGGGGCCGTGAAGACGGCCGCCGCCGCCTCCGGCCCGTAGCGGGCGTTCACCCAGCTGGCCAGGTCCTCGACCGGGTTCTTGCTGCCGGTCACCGCCTCAGCCGCCCGCTCGCCATACCCGGCCAGCGCCTCGATGCCTTCGGCCACCTTGGTGAGGTTCTCGGTCCCGCCCTCACTGCGCGGCAGGTAGGTCAGCCGGTCGCGGATCTCCTCGATGCGCCGCGCGGCCCGCTCCGGGTCGTCGCCCTCGAACAGCAGGCCGACCAGCCCGGCCAGCCCGGCGGGGATCTCGGCGGCCACGGCCGTGCCGAGCGTCATGGCGGGCTCGGCGTAGGGGGCGATACGCGACCAGGCGCTCACGTCATGTCCTCCGTGTCCGGCCCTTCGGCCATCTCTTCGACCGCCTCCTCGCCCGCCTCGCGGCCACGCATGGCGCTCTCGACGGCCGCCCTGTCGTTGGTCTCCTCGATCTGCGCCATGGTGTCCGGCACGGGCTCGGCGTCGTACTTGGCGTTCAGCTCGACCAGCTTCAGGCGCATGTCGGCGAACTTGGCCTCTACGTCGGCGTCCTGCTTCTCCATCTGCACCCGGGCGTTGATCTGCGTCTGCGCGATCGCCCGCTGCGCCTCGATGGTGGCGCGCTGCACGCCGCCCTGGGCGCGGATCTGCTCGACCTCCTTCATCAGGTTCGCCTGCGCTTCCATCGCCTGCTGCTGCGCTGCGGCCTGCTGCTGCGCCTGCTGCGCCTTCTGCTGCGCGGCCTGCTGCGACTGCGGCGACGCCGGGTCGATCCAGTATTGCTCGGGCGCCTGCAGCCCGCCGGCGCGGGCGAAGTCGATGAGGGTGTTGTAGAGCTGCGGCAGGCTGACCAGCACGCCGTCCTGGCCCATCTGCAGCGCCTGCAGCTGCTGCTGGATGATCTGCCCGAGCAGCTGCATGTTGCGCATGCGCTCGCCGGTGGTCATGCCGACCTGCACGGCCACCTCGTCGCGCTCCGGCCAGGTCTGCGGGACCTGCTGCAGCCACTGCCCGCCGGTGCGTGTCTGGATGACGCCGGGCCAGTGCTTCTTCAGCAGCCGGTGCATCTTCGAGTACACGCCCTTGATCAGCGTCTCGGCGAGGTTGCGCGCGACCATGGCGTTGACCTGCTCGATCGCGGTCATGGTGCGCTCCAGGCCGTGCGCCGTGTCGTGCGCGACCTGCTGCGCCTGGCCAGCCGTGTCGATCGCGGCGCCGCCCTTCTCGCGCCGCATCTTGTCCATCATCTCCAGCAGCGCGAACGCGCTCTGCGGCAGCTGCACGTCGGGCAGCGGGAACACCGCGCCAGCGGCCTGCATGCGGACCATGCCGCCCATCACGCTGGTGGCCATGTCGTTGTAGTTCACCTGGCGCTCGATGACGCCCAGGCGCTGGTTGAGGTTGCGCGTGCCGGCGTCCAGCGTCTGCCGCACCAGGTCGGTCTTGACGTCCTGGACGAAGCGCAGCCGGTCGTACAGCGACAGGCCTTCCCAGCTGAACGGCACGATGTAGGGCGAGCCGACGGCGAACGGCTGCACGTCCCAGGGCTCGTCTTCCAGCAGGCGCAGCGTGGAGCTGTCGTCGCCGGCGCAGAGGATCCGCCGCAGCTCGGCGATGCCGTCGCCGTCACGGTCGATGCGGTAGTAGGCCTCAGTCAGCAGGATCGGCTTGGTGCTCTTGTGGCCGGTCTCGTACTCGCGCTCCGCGCCGCTGCGCTGCCGCGCGGCCTGCGCGCTCTTGGTGGACATCGAGAACTCGGGCAGGTCGTCGACGATCTCGCGGTCGATGCCCATCGCCACCAGCTCGGAGGCGGACACCACGCGCTGGTGCGCGATGAAGCGCGCCTCGTCGTAGTTCAGCCCGGGGTGGTCGACGTTGACCAGCACCTCGTCGACCGGCACGGCCTGCAGGCGCGGGCGCCTGACCTTGCGCGTGCGCTTGATCGTGATGCTGCCGCTGCTGATCGCGGCCTGCGGCCCGAACTCACTCTGGTAGACCTCCTCCTCGTAGTCGGCCGCCGCCAGCTCGACCCGCTCGTCCTGGCTGCGCGGCGTCAGCAGCTGCGGGACCTGCTGCAGCTGCACGTCCTTGTGGGTCTCGTAGATGACGTCGGTGTGCTCGTCCCAGAAGACCTTGATCAGGGCGTTGCGCCGCAGCAGCCCGTCCTTGATCGCCTGCGTAAAGGCCGTGAAGCCGCCGCCCACGCCCATGACGACGTGGTTGACGACACGCGACTCCTGGTCGGCCTGCTGCTCGTCCTCCGGCCCCATCGGCGGGAACTGCGCGAGCTGCTGCGAGCCGATCGCCGGCATGATCTCGGCCATCGTCGCCTCGACGGCGTCCATGACGTCGGTGCTGACGACCTTCGAGCGGCCCCTGATGCCTGGCTTTGGGGCTGGCAGCCGGCCCCAGTAGTAGTCGAGCGCCTCGACGCGATCGGCGTCGCTGTCTTCGGTCTCGGCGTTGTCCAGCTCGTCGCGTAGCGCGGCCAGCAGCTCGTCGTCGGTCATGCCGCTGCTCTCGGGCGCGTCGTCGAAGGGGAGCGGCTGGGTGTCGGTGTCGAGTGCGTCGATCATGCGTGGAATGCCTCGTTGATGTCCTCGTCCCAGTCCTGCTCGTTCGGCGCGTTGCGCAGGTCGCTCATCGCGAAGTGGCGCAGGGCGTCAGCTCCGTGCGAGGTCCAGTCGTGCAGCGGCGTCGGCTTGAAGGCCTGCAGCTTCGGGTCCCATTCCTGGCGGTACAGCCCGAGCGCCTCGATGCCACGCTGGCACTTGTCGCGGTCGAAGTACATGCGCGGGATCAGCGTGCGCACGGCCTCGATGCCGTCCATGACCTTGTGCGCGCGGCTGGTGGCGAACTGGATGCCAAGGTTCGCGGCCACCTCGCGGCGGCTGAGGCCGGAGCCGAACTCGGTCACGGCGATGTCCGGCGGGGCGACGTGGCCGGTGAAGGTGTAGCCCTTCGAGCGCAGCTCGTTGGCGTACCAGGGCAGGCCGACGCCGGCTGACTCGACGAAGTCGATCGCGTTGATCGCGCCGCCCGGGGCCGGCTGCAGGACCCAGATCGCCGTGGCGTCGCGCACGCCCAGGTCCCAGCTGGTGACGCAGGGCAGCGCCGGGTCGAAGGGGACGCGCGTGATGCGGCCCTGCTTCTCGGCCTGCTCCATCAGCTCACCGTAGAACGCGCCCTTCGAGGCGCTGGTGAAGCTGCACTCGAACTCCTGCTCGTAGGCCTCGCGGCTCATCGAGCGGCGCAGCGCGGCCAGCTCTAGCTCGGGGATGATGCCGGTCTGGCTGGCCCGGAACTCGAAGCGGCCCCAGTCCGGGTCGTCGGCAGCCTGCTGGAACAGCCGGTAAAACGCATTCTTGCCCTGGGGAGTGCCGATGAACTGCGCCCAGCCCTGGCGGTCGACCAGCATGGGGCGGACGACCTCGTCCCAGGTCCGTGGGTCCATCTGGGCGTACTCGTCCATGACGACGCCGTCGAAGTACCCGCCACGGATGGCGTCCGGCTGGTCGGCACCGTAGAGCCGGATGCGGGCGCCGTTGGGCAGCTCGACCCACAGCTCGGACTCGGAGGTCTTGATGCCGGGGATCGGCTGCGTGAAGGCCTTCAGCGGGTCCCAGGCCAGCGCCTTGGCCTGGACGCGGAGTGGCGCCACGAGGCCGTAGCGGGCCACAGGGAGCGCGTTGCGGATGGCCGCTGTCAGGAGCCGCTGCAGGGCGGAGATCGTCTTCCCGGCCCGCCTGTGGGCCACCACGACGGTCTGCCGGGCGACCTGGCCGTCCACCAGGGGGAGAAAGATCGGCCGGACCTGCAGGGTGGCCTCGACCTCCACGTCAGCCCTTCCCGGTCGGGGTGAGGGTGACCGAGACCTTGACCTGGTGCTCGACCTCGCCAGAGTGGGTCACGGCGGACAGGTCCGGAACCAGCTTGCGCAGCAGGATCTCAGCAGCCCTGACCTGGGAGGGCGTCATTTTTTCCCGGTCAGGACCGCTAAGTGCATGTTCCTGAAGGCGATTCATCAGCTTTGTCGCTGATATCGCCGCCTTGCACGCATCCGTCTGCCGCTTGTTCAGTCGCTCTGCCATGCCGGAATGGTAGCAGGATCAGCGGGATAGGCCACTGTCACATGGACCGCCAGTCGTCCGCCAGGATGTCCAGCGTGACCTCGATGCGGCCGGTCGGTGGCTGTGGGCTGCCGCGCTCGATGAACAGCCGGTCGATCTGGCTGTCGCTCTCGAACACGCCGGCCTTCTGCAGGGCGTCCAGGCTGGCCTTGAGCAGGTTGTCGAGGTCCCTGGCGCGCTTGTCGGGGGCGTGGACGGTCATATGCAGCCCCAGGCGCTCGAAGTGGGTGAACCGCAGCCCTGGGGCTTGGTCCTGCACCCAGCGGGCCACAGTGGCCGCGTAAGCCCTGCCACGGGCGCTGATCAGCATGCGCGGCTTGCCGTTGACCTGGACCATGCGCCAGTAGGTGTTCACGCTGGGCGGGAAGGGCAGGGTGACGTGGATCATGCCGCCCTCCTGGCCGCCCGGCGGCGCAGTGCCAGCGGGCTCGGACTGCCGCGCTCGACCCATCGCTCGAAGCGCGAGCAGGTCGAGATGCAGATACGCCGTGACTCGCAGGCGTCGCAGGGACAGCCCCTGGTCGTGTTCAGGTTGAACTTCGACATCTCGTCGGTCGGTCGCTGGCGCGTGGTCGGGCTCGGCCCGAACAGGCGCTGCAGCTTCTCGACGGCCGAGTTGGTGAAGTACATGCCGCCCCAGTCCTTGTCGGCCGGCTTCTTCATCGCTTGGCCACCTCGCGCTCCAGCGCCTCGATGCGCTCGATGAGCTTCTCGATCAGCGGCAGCGGCCAGAAGTACAGGCTGAGGTCGCTCGGCACGTAGGTATTCAGCTTGCGGCACGCCTCGTTCACGCGCTCGCGGTCTTCTGTGGTTCCAGGCATGTCACTCGCCTCCTTGGGCCGGGATGATTCGGTAGTCGCGCTTCTTCAGGTCCGGTCCAGAGCAGAATTGCCGGCTAGGCTTGTCGAGCCACAGCGCGATCTTGCCGGCGAACGTCAGCATCCGCTGCTTCTCGACGATCAGCAGCGTATCCGGCCCGGCGAGGATCTCGTCGTGCTTGGTCCGCTCGCGATCGGTCATCGCATCGACCTGCTCCGGCGACATCTGCGCGTGCTCCTGCTTCAGCTTGTTGCGCCAGCAGACGAAGGCATTGTGCGCGAGCCCCGCGTAGTGTCGTGAGCCGGCGATGTCCATCATCCCTGGCCGCGCCTCGTTCATGCCCTTGCGCATGTGCATCAGCAGATGAATGTGGGCACTGTAGTTCTCGGCAATGCGCTTGCACTCGCGCATGAACGACCGCACCGCCGTCTCTTCGTCGCGTCCCGTCGGCATGTCCAGGAAGGACAGGTTGTCCACGATGACGTGGCGCCGCGTGTCGCCCATCACCCAGCCCTCGATCTCGTCGAGCAACTGGCCGGGCTTGAGCAGGTCGTCGCTGTGAATGAACGACATGGGCTCCAGCCACTTGTCGGCCGCCTCCATCCATCTCGCCGTCGGCCGCTCACTCCCGGAGAGCTGGTAGTACATGACCTGCCGCAGCAGCGGTGTCGGCATCTCCAGGCTGAAGAAGCGCACCTCGTACCCCTGGAACAGCAGGCCGAGCGCGACCTGGGAGATCAGCGTCGTCTTGCCGTGTCCAGGGTAGCCGGCCCAGAGGGACACCTCGCCGTCACGTAGCCGGACGTCGTCGTAGGTCTTGCGCCATGGCAGGGTTGGGCCGTTGAGGTGCTCGCTGGTCAGTACCCTGCGCTGCGCCTCTGTCGCGCCGTTGCTGCTGTCGAGCCCGGGTCGGCTGGCGCCCACCGGACTGCGGCCGTGGAACTCCAGGATCTCAGCCATCAGATTGCCCCCTCCCAGGGATACGGCTCTCTCGGCTTCGGCTCATCCTCCCAACGCCGGCCGTTCAGGTACGTGGCCGGATTCGGGTCGTACTGGCTGTCTGCCGCCCAGACGCGCGAGATGCAGTCCTCGTAGGCCGACTCGCGCTGCTTGTCAGTCAGCCGGTTCCACGCCTTGACCGCCGCCTGCTTGGCCACCTTCTTCGGGTACATCGCCCACCACTGCTCGAAGGTCCTGACCTCGCCGCGCCAGACGGTGGTCTTGTCAGGCGACGGCTTGTTCTCTTTGTTGTTCTTCTTGTTGTTCTTATTAGTTCGGACGAGGGTGTCCTCACCAGTCAGGACGAGGGTGTCCTCACCAGTCAGGACGACGGTGTCCGAACTTGTCTGGACAGATCCGGCCTCTTCGAGGGCTTCTGCGACCCGTGACCAGGCCACCGTCCAGTGGTTTTTGCCGGGTATCCCGATCCGCTTGACGGTGATGAATCCGTCGGCCAGAAGTCGCGCCCTTGCCACCCGGTATTCGCGCTCCGTCAGCCCGGTGTCGGCGAGCAGCTGGGTCATCGTCCGGTAGAACGTGTCGCCGTGCAGGGCGGCAAGGTTGAGCATCTGCCCCAGCAGAACGCCGCAGGCGACGCCGCCGGCCGCCTTCGCCAGCGCCGGGTTGTAGGCGATGTAGGGAAGGTGGGCGCCACGCAGCATGGCGATGTAGTCTCGCTTCATTTCCAGTACCTCTCGATCAGGTAGCTCTTCGCGGCGAAGCCGTAAGCCCGCCACAGGTCGTTGAAGTCGGTGGAGTCGGTGCTACCGTCCTCCGGGACCAGCAGAACGCCACCAACGGCCCCTGCGGCCTCCTGAGCGGCCCTCACGCCTGGGTTGCCAGGCGTTGCCTTGTCGTTGTCGGCGACGATGTAGATGGATGCCAGCGGGTACGCGGCCTGCACGCTCTTGGCGACAGGCGCCAGCTGCCCCGCGCTGAACGCGACGACGACGTGAGCTGCCACCTCGCACAGCTCCAGCGAGCGCCCGGTGGCGTAGCCCTCGCAGACGTGGATGCGGCGATCGCCGTCGCCCAGGTGCAGCATCAGGCCAGCCGCGCGCCCCAGCCCGTACCGCTTCGAGCCGTCCGGGTAGATGCGCTGCAGGTTCCAGAGGTCGCCGGCGGCGTCGTACATGGGGACCAGCAGCGAGTCGCCGAACTGACGCAGCCGGTGGTCAGCAGGAAGGTTCTTTTCCACCAGGTAGGGGTGGTTCGCTTCGGCTGGCCCGGCGGCGTGCCACCGCTCGATCGCGGACACGCGGCCACGCTGGTCCCGGTCGTGCTTCTCGGCCCACCGCTTGCGCGCCTGCTCGGCGACCATCGCGCGCAGCGACTCGCGCTCGGCGAACGACAGGTCGGACCCGGCCGACGTCCAGGTGGCGGTCAAGCCGGAGCGCCAGCAGCCGAAGGCGCCGAAGTACCGGACGCGGCGCCCGGTGTAGGCCTGGTGAACAACGTACCAGCCGGCGTCATCGCCGCGCCGGCCGTTGCTGCTGAAGCGGTGGAGATCGCCATCCGCGTTGATTGTGTCTGGTGGCTCTAGACCGGCCTGTACGATACAGGCGCGGAGATCATCATAGTCTTGCATGTCTGCTCCAGGGGTGGGGGTTGGCTCGTGCTACTCTGGGTGGTTCTCGATCCATCGCAGCAGGTACTCGTGGGTCATGGACAGCAGCTTGCCATCAGCCACGACATACACCGGCGAGTTGCGGCGGCCGAAGTCCTCGACGCGACCGTGCTTCTTGATCTTATCGCCCCAGTACCAGCCGACCACGGCGTAATCGAGTCCGGCGCCGCGCACCAGCACGTAAGGCCTGTCGCCCGGCTCGTCGGGTCTGATGTAAAGCTCGAACTCAGGGCGCGAGCGGCAACGGATCTCCATCCCGAAGACGTCGCCGCCGCTCTTGAAATTGTCGACCTTCGGCACCCACGGCAGGTCGAGCGCCTTGGCGGCGACAAGCTCACCTATCGCTCCCTCGATATGCGCCTGCCAGCACTTGTCCTGCTCGATGCCGTACCCAGGAACACGCCCTCTCGCGAGCGAGCGGACCTGCCGCGTGACGCCGATAGAGGCCGCAGCCTCAACGTCCTCCGGCGCAAGCCTGACCGAGATGCCGGCCTCACTGCGTGGGTCTTCTGGGATGCTTACCATTCGCGGGCCCAATGGGGACGGGTTGACACGATGGCCCCGAGCGTGTCCCATTGGCGCACGGGGTTGGGTTGACTCCTGAAGGGCGCAGTGACCAGGGGTGGGAGCTGCGCCCTTCGCATTTCTGCAGTTCTACTCCTGCGCCGCGTCTTCGACAACCGGCTCGCGCAACTCTCGCGCGACCTCCTTCAGCCGCTTGATCAGCTGCGGGATGTCCTTCAGCGGGACGTTCACGTAGCGGTCATCGTCGAAGCCGCTGCCGACTTCGCCGATGTTGATGCCGCGACCATCCTCGTCGCCGTTCGCGTAGATCAGTCTCGTACCAGGCTTGACTAGCATTTCCAGTTCTCCTCGATCAGTTTGCGGATGCGTTCCTCTGCTCCCCGGCCACGGCGCATCCTCACCGCCACCAGGACCTGACGGCGCCGCGCACGGTCAGGCATCTCTCGAATCTTGCGCACGCAGCAGGCGTCGCACATGAGGTCGTAGCGCGGCCCTGGGGACGCGCAGAACTCGCAGCTCACTCAGCCAGCCCCCACCGCTCGCGCTCGGCCTCCCGGGCCAGCAGGTCCGCCTCGTGCTCGCGGAAGTAGCCCGGCAGGAGAATCTCGTTCATCAGCTGCGTCCGGCTCATCCCGTAGCTCGCGGCGTGCCGGTCCAGCATGTCGATCAGCGGCTGGGCCGCGAATATCACGATCTGTTTTCCTCGATCTTTCATGGGCTTGGCCTCTTGGATACTGGCGCGCAGCCTACTCCCATGCCCGGCGCATGTCCAGAATACTTAACTTCGAGAACGAGATTCGCAAATAGTTGTTGACCCGGAGTTTGGAACGTGATGGAATACTCCCCACAGCAGCAGTACGTCGCCCCACGGAGAACGGGGACCTGGCCTCCGAATCGCGCGAGACCGACCAGGTAAAGGAGCCACCCAAGTACAGCGGTATGCGACCGCTGCTGATGAGGCCAGCAAGCCGAAACTTGGAGACCGACCATGGCACTGAAGATCAGCAAGCACGCCGGCCAGCGGATGCGCGAGCGAAAGATCAGCCTGCGCCTGATCGCCCTGGCCATCGAGAAGGGCGAGAAGCAGGTCGAGAGCAGCGACGGCGAGGTGATTCGCTACCGGCTGCCGATGTCGATCGACGGCCTCGAAGTCGTCGCCCATCTGAACGTCATCATCGACTGCGACGTCGTCGTCACGGTCTACGTGAGGGGATGCCTGTGAACGACCTGAACAAGCTCTACTGGATCAACAACGACAACTGGGTGCCGGCCTGTGGCGGCACCGAGCTGCCGTTCGAGACGCGCAACGGCCGGCGGGTCCAGTACATGTGGAACCGCAACAGCCGCGAGCACGCCTACTACGACCTCGACCGGGACATCTTCCTGGACGACGCCGAACTGAAAGAAGCCTTCGGATTCTGAGGAGACCGCCATGAACCGCGAGCCGATCGAGCAGAACGTGAGCAACAAGCCGAAGTCAACGGAAGGCGTCGTTGGCGACGTCGTCCACGTCGTCGCTGACGACGGCAACTACTACGGCAGCTACCGCAAGACGCTGGTCGGCCTCGACCGGCAGGAGCTGTGGATGCCGTGCGACCAGTTCGGGAACATCTTCTAGGAGACCGCCATGATCGAGCGCCCCGCACCTGACTTTTCGGTTGACGACTACGGCCCGATGGCCGGCATCTCGCCGCTCAACGCCGACGCCCTCCGCTGGCTGAACCGCTTCCAGGCCAAGGCCTGGGGGCGGCGCACTCACGAGCTGGGCCCGCAGCTGATCTTCCACGTCAACGACAGCGAACAGTCTGACGTGTTCCACGACATCCTGGCCGCCGCCAAGGCGCGCGGCTTCAACATCGCCTTCTGAGGAGACCGCCATGTCACTGCCTGACCTGAACGCCATGTCCCACGCCGAGCTGCAGCAGTACGCGATCGACGCGATCGAGCAGGGCATCAACGCCTGGCGCGTCATGCGCGCCGGCTTCGAGCCCGACGCCGTCGTCTTCATCGACGACTACAACCGCGCGCTGCACCGCCGCAATTTCGGCAAGGCCGTCGAGCTGCTCACGCCCAACTCGGGCGAGCGCGTCTGCATCTACGGTCCCGACGCGCTGCGCGACGTCGTCCAGTTCGACGGCGACAAGGGCCGCTGCGTGCTGCACCCGAAGCGCCTCATCGACTTCATCGACGAGGAGATAGCCGGCGCCCAGGCGTCGCTGCGCTACCTGCGCAACCATGTGGAGGCCGCAGCATGAAGACCGCGAGTGCTGTGAAGGCCTGGCGGCGCCGCGAGGCGATGCGGCCCGAGCCGGTGACCAAGCGCGCCGTCGTCGGTGGCCCCTGGGAGGGGCTCACCGTCGTCGTGCGCACCAACATGGAGAGGTCCCTGGACCTCGTCATCAACGGCCGTCGCGGGCGCTTCGAGCGCCTGGGCGGCAGCCTGAAGTGGGTGGAGGCAGCATGACTGACCAAGAGTACGCAGAGATGCTGGCCGAAGAGCGCCGCATGTGGGGCGTTGAGAGCCGCTGGCAGGCGCAAGGCGAGGCGCTGCAGGTCCTCGCCGGTCTGGCCTACCTGGAAGACGATGAAGACGTTGGAGACGCCCTGCGCGAGCGCGCAGAGGACCTTCTTTCCCTTGTTCGAGACTGAGGAGACCATGCCATGGCAAAGCTGACCATCATCGCCATCGCGGCCCTCGCCGCCTCCGGCTGCGTCACGCAGCATGAGGTGCGCGAGTCGGCCTACGCCGACTGCCTGAGTAAGGGCGGAAGCCGGGATACCTGCATCGCCGTGAGCTATCAGCACGGCGCCAGCTGGCAGGCGCAACAAGACGCCGCGATGGCGAGCTTCAACGCCTCGCTGCAGGCGGCGTCGTTCGCCATGCAGCCCAACTACTACCAGCCAGCCGTGCGCCTGCAGACCAGCTGCATGCGCGTCGGCACCATGCTCACTTGCAACTGAGGAGAACTGACATGCCTGGACTGATGCTTCACTGTGGTGCCAACTCGATCGACCGCAACGCGCTCGCCGCGCTGCCGCTGCCGCCCGCGATGGGGCCGCGTCACGTCGTTCGCCCCTACATCGACGACCTGGAGATCGTCGAGCACGCCCTCGCCGACTACGGCCTGGCCGTCAACGACGAGGCCTTCGGCATCACCAAGGACGGTGGCCGCTTCTTCGGCGTGCTGGAGTGCGCGCCGATCGAGGGCGAGTACATCGGCAAGGACTACGGCCTGATGGTCGGCCTGCGCGGGTCCTACGACCAGTCGATCGCGCGTGGCCTGGCGATCGGGTCGAGGGTGTTCGTGTGCGATAACTTGGCCTTCAGCGGCGAGGTGAACATCCTCACGCGGCAGACGACCAACATCGCCAGCCGCATCCCGCAGCTGCTGCGCAGCGCCGTGGCCCAGCTGCCGCAGCTCGCCGAGCACCAGCAGGCGCGCTTCGAGGCGTACCGGAACACGGCGCTCACGCCGCGCCAGGGCGACGCCATGCTGGTCGAGCTGATGCGGAAAGAGGTGCTGACCTCGAACAGCATCAAGCGCGCTGTGGCCGAGTGGGACGAGCCGTCGCACCCGGAGCACGCCGAGCAGGGCCGCTCGATCTGGCGCATGCACAACGCCGTGACTGAGGCGCTGAAACCGGCGGACGCCGCCCGCTTCGCTATCCCGGCGCTGTGGGAGCGCACGACGAAGATGACCAAGTTCTTCGACGAGGTCGTCGGGCTCTGACGGGCCGACCGGGGGCTTCGGCCCCCGGCCAGCTCGGGAAGATAATTCGTGAATTGTGTTTGAAAGGTGTTGACGGCCGGAACGGATTCAGGCCTAATACACCCAACAGCCAAGCAGCACCGTCGCCCCACGGAGAACGGGGACCCGGCCTCCTGAGATGAGACCGACCGGGTAACGGAACCACCCCCAGTCAGGGCGTATGCGACGCCCTCTGACGATGGCCCAGCAAGGCCGAAACTGGAGACCGCGATGTTCAGCCCCTACTACGGTTGCGACGAGTACGAAGGCGACTACCTGGCCCGCGAGATGCAGGAGGAGTTCTTCGCCCAGGCCGACTACCTGAGCGAGGCCTACGGCGCCACGGCCCGCGACGCCGCCGACTTCGCCGACGAGGACTACGACGCGATGGTCGAGGAGGCCTGCGAGCTGGCCGCCTCCCTTGGCGTCCTCGACGGCCACGTCCAGGCCAAGCGGATCCACGACTCGGCGGTGCGCATCGCCGCCGGCAACGCTGCCTTCGATGACATCCCCTTCTGAGGAGACCGACATGAACATCAACTACTCGACGGCGGGCGGCAACTGGAAGAGCTACGCGATCCGCTCGGTGCTGGCCCAGGGGCCGGACTTCGCGGTCCTGGTCGACGAGCTGGATCGCCGCCTGCGCCTCGAGGGGCGCGAGCTGTACAGCATCAGCCGCAACGGCCACTTCCGCCGCATCAGCTACAACGCCTCGATCAACTAGGAGACCGCCATGCTCGCCGCCCTCGCCATCCTCTTCGTCATCTTCCTGTTCGCCGGGCACCGCGACGCGAGCTGCGAGCGCGTCGCCAACGCCATCGAGCACCAGAACTACATCGCCTGGCGCCAGGCCAGGGGCGACAAGCCCTGGCACCCCGAAGACAACCCGAACGGCTACTGACCGGAGACCGCCATGAACAGCATCGCCTCCCTGCAGAACCTGCCGCGCAGCCTGAACGGGCTGCGCCGGCGCATCGAGCAGATCATCGCCGCCGAGAACGAGCTGATGGCGCTGCACCAGAAAGCGTGCGAGCGCGTCGCCCAGCTCACGCTGGTCGAATGCGAGCTGCAGAACAACTTCCTCTTCCCGGCCGTCGTCCACTGGGGCGACGACTTCGACGGCTGGTGGCGCGAGCTGCCGGACGAGCGCCGGGTCGAGGTGTTCGAGTACCTGAACACGCTGGCCGGCTGCGCGCTGTCCCGCTCCGAGCTGGAGCACGCCGCCTGGTCCGCCTACATGGACGCCTTTCATATCCAGGTGGAGAGCGAGCGATGAGCATCGAGGTCGTCAGCATGGCGTGGATCAAGTCGCGGGCCGCTGGCCCGTTCTTCTCGAAGGAGACCATGCGGTTCTTCCGGTCGCGCCTCCCCGACAGGGGGCTGCGCAACGGCGACCGCGTCTACTTCTGGACCAGCGAGCAGTGCGGCTGGGCCGGCGACACCGAGCGCGCGTTCACGCTGCGCGAGCTGGACCTGGTCACCGGCCGCGTGCAGACGGTCGGCGACTTCCAGGCGTATCCGACGGCCGCGAAGGCGCAGGCGGCCGTGCGCGACGCCGCCCGCAACTGCCTGCCCAAGGAGGCCGCATGAACATCGTCCCGGTGTACCCCTCGTTCCCGGTGTTTCACGTCCACTGCTCGCAGTGCGGCAGGCCGGAGTCGAACGAGAGGGAGGGCCGGCTGTACGCCGACCTCGATGGCCCGGCGTTCCGGTCCTACTACTGCGCCGCGTGCGCACGCAAGGCGCAGCCCGACGCCTGGGCGGCGCGCATCGTCAACGGAGAGGAGTGACATGAAGCACCGCAACCCGGTCGCCCGCCACGCGCGGGCATTCAACAAGTCGGCCGTGATGGTCGACCGCAAGGCCGCTGCGAAGCGCGGCTACTCGAAGCACCGGAGGCCGCACGCATGAACCTGACCGGCTTCATCAAGCTGAAGCTGCTGTCGATCGACGCCTGGCGCGAGCCGGAGGGCGGCTGGACGTGGAACGACCTGCGCATCGTCGAGCGGGACTGGTACTGGTCCCCCGAGTCGCTGAAGCCGCGCCAGCTGCTGCGGCGCCTGCGCAAGTCGGGCTACCTGACCGACGCCAGCAAGGGCCGCGTTCGCGTCGAGGTCGTCGCCGACGACTGGCACGACGGCACGCTGATCGAGATCCAGGACAAGAACACCCGCGAGCCGCTGCTCGCCCTTTCCAACCTGCACTGAGGAGCACCATGAAGACCAGCGAGAACATCGACAAGATCGCCCCCGCCTTCGTCGCGGCGCTCGGCAAGATGAGCGACGTCGTCAAGGACACCGCCAACGACTTCGGCGGCTACAAGTACGCCACCCTCGACGCCGTGACCGCGATGGCCCGGCCGATCCTGGCGGACCACGGCCTGGCCGTCGTCCAGGAGGTGGCCGAAGGCGAGCACGCGATCAAGATCCTGACGCGCGTGCTGCACGTCAGCGGCCAGTGGTTCGAGTCCGAGCCGTTCCCGCTCGCGATCGAGGACCGCAAGGGCATGACGCACGCCCAGGCGATCGGCTCGACCATCACCTACGGCCGCCGCTACGCGCTGCAGGCGATGCTCGGCATCACGGCGGAGGCTGACGACGACGCCAGCGACGCCGGCAAGGACACCGGCAAGACGCCGGTCGGCATCGCCCGTCGGGCGCAGCTCGACGCCATGAAGGCCGGCAAGCGCCCGAGCTACCCGCGCCGGGGCGACCCGGAGCACGGCATCAGCGAGCGCGAGGAAGACGCTGCCGTCACCCCTGACTTCGACCTCTAGGAGAGCACCATGAACACCCTCTACATGCACAACGTCACCCGCATCACCCTGAAGCCCATCCACGCCCTGGGCCAGGTCCCGAGCATGGCGCGCGACATCGTCATCGAGGACGAAGACGGTGGCCGCTTCGAGATCACGCTGTTCGGCACCGAGTCTGGCCTGGGCATCATCGAGGAGCACGCCGATGCGTAACGCCATCATCCTGGCGCTGGCCCTCGCGGCCGGCGCGGCCCACGCGCAGTACCAGCCGTGGGACACCGTCGGCATCGCGACCGGCGCCGACCTGAACATCCCGGTGCCGGCCGACGGCCGCACGCGCGACTTCCGCAGCTGGGACAACGAGCGCGGCCTCCGCTGGGGGCGCGTCGAGGTGGAGCCGTCGGGCGACTGGCGGACCTGGGACAACGAACGCGGCCTCAGGTGGGGCCGCATCGAGGTGGAGCAATGAGCAGGACCTGTGAGTGCGGTTGCGGCACCGAGATCGGTGACGATTCGCGCTTCGCGCCCGGACACGACAGCACGCTGTTCTGGCGCGAGGTGAGGGAGCTGCAGGAGATGCGGGGCGACACGCGCCCCATCACCCTGTTCGCTCTGGACATCATTCGGGGCGCGCGGTTCTTCGCGGTCCTGGCAGGAGGGAACGAGCGATGACGACCTACTACAGCGTCGAGCAGCGCAGCGAGGACTGGCACGCGCTGCGCCGCTACCGCATCACCGGGTCGGAGATCCCGGTCATCATGCGCAGCCCTGAGCGGGCGCTGCGCGAGCACGTCCGCAAGGTCCTGGGGCTGCCCGGCTTCCAGGGCAACGACGCCACCCGCTACGGTGCGGAGGCCGAGCCGGTGGCCCGCGACTGGTACGAGCTGACCCGGAACGTGACCGTGCGCCAGGTGGGCTTCGCCGCCAGCGACGACGACCCGCGCCTGGGCTGCTCGCCGGACGGGATCACCAACTTCCAGGGCGGCGAGGCCGTCGTCGAGTTCAAGTGCCCGTACACCGGCGACCTGCCGGAGGAGCCGAAGCCGGACCACGTCAAGCAGGTCCAATGGAACACCGGCATCTGCAAGCTGGACACCGGCCTGCTGGTCTACTGGACGCCGGAGGGCAGTGCGGTCTTCCCGGTGCCGGCCGACCCGGCCTGGTTCGAGAAGGCCGTGGCCGCCGCGCAGGACCTGCTGGCCGAAGCCGAGCCGATCCTGAAGGACCAGGCGACCGCCCTGGCCTGGCTGACTGCCCAGGAAGCCCAGATCGGGCTCAGGAGCGATCGGGAGTGGGCAGAGGCAGCCCAGGCCTACCTGGACGCGAAAGCGGCTCAGGCAGCCGCTGAGGCCGCCACAGAGGCCGCCAAGGCCGCCCTGCTCGCGCTGGCCGGCGACAAGCCGGCCGCCGGCGCCGGCGTCAAGCTGGCCTGGGTCGAGCGGCAGGGCCAGGTGGACTGGCCGAAGATCGCCAGGAAGCACGGCATCTCGGTCGACGAGATCGAGGCCGCCAGGAAGAAGTCGACGACCTACGCCAGGATCACGGAGGACTGATGCACGACAGCAGGCGCACGGCGACGCAGATCATCGCCGAGCAGCTGCGGCGCCCTGGCTACAAGGCCAGGGTGGCCGCCAAGTGCATCGACTGCACCTACGACGAGGCGGCCCCGGGAAGCTGGCGTGCGCAGGTCGACGCCTGCACGGTGACCGCCTGCCCCTTGTGGCCGGTGCGCCCGCGCAGGAGTGGCCTTCCCGGTAGCGTGACGGAGGACAGCGATGACGAACGAGGCGACGGAGAGACTGGAGAGGTTCCTGGTCAGGCTGCGTGAGGCCGGCGAGCGGTACGCCCACGCGGCGGCGACCTATGAGCAATTCGACCACCAGCGGAAGGTGGTCCTGGCCGAGCAGATGAAGGAGGCGGAGGAGAAGGGGGCCACCTCAGCAGCGGCCCAGGAGCGGGAGGCGCGGGCATCGCTCACGTACTCCAACTTCCTGGACCAGCTGTTCGAGGCCAGGCTGGAACTGGAGCTGGCGCGCTCCGACCTGGACGCGCTGAAGCTGTCTGCGTCACTGGCGCAGACGATCAAAGCCAACGAACGCGCGGAGGTCCGCGCGTATGGCGCAACGTGAGAGGAGCATCGAGCAATGCCGTACAGCAACGTGGGCAAGGGCTTTCTGATGAAGGTCAGCGAGAAGAAGAGCGAGCGCGGCCCGGACTTCACCGGGAAGCTCGAACTGGACGACGGCCAGGAGATTCAGGTCTCGGCGTGGGTCGAGGAGAGCAAGAGCGGCAAGAAGTACCTGTCGCTGTCGCTGCAGGTCCACGAGGAGGAGCGGGCCAAGCCGGCGCCGCGTGGCCGCACGCGCGACGACCTCGACGACGACATCCCGTTCTGATGGTTGACCCGTGCCGCGAGGGTCCCCGCGAGGGGAGTGCGCGGCTCAGGCGTAAGCCGGGAGTGGCCTGACGTTCACAACCAACTCCGGCAGCCGGTACGGGGCTTTCCCTCGCGCAGACAACCTCAGCGCGGCGGTCTCCACCCCGGGACCCGGCCGACTGGCCCACGTCACGGGCCACTTCACCAACCAGGAGAGGACCAATGGCAGAGACCGAGCAGTGCATCCGCATCGAGATCATTCTCGACCCGGGCGACGGCGACTACGTGGTGACGCTGGAGACCGGCTTCGACAACGAAACGAAGCCGCGCTGGCGCGCGATGTTCAAGGGGCCGATCGAGGCGTGCATCAGCGCGTCCATCAACGCCTGGACCGACATGCAGGTCGCTGGCGCCATCCTGGCGCTGCCGATCAGGACCAACCTGCGCGGACACGAGGACATCTGCGAGGGCGCGGACGCGCAGCACTTCTTCCACTCCGTTGCGCTCGGCATCCGCGACATGGACCCGGAGGGCATCGTCGTCGCTGGCAGCGAGATGTTCGGGAGGCCGCAATGACCATCTTCTGCGACGTCATCCCGAAGACCAACGCCGAGCGCCTCGAAGAGTGGCTCGACAAGGATGGGCCGCTGCGTCACTTCGAGGAGCGATGGCCGGGCGTGCCGTTCGATGTTGCGCACGCGATCGAGCACTGCGAGTACGTGGCGATCCACAACTCACTGAGGAGACAGGCCGAATGACTGACACCCTGAGATTCCTGCAAGAAGAGGTCGAGCGGTTGCGCGAAGCTATCGCCGAGCGAGACGAAGAGCTGCGCTCTCTGCGGCTCATAATCGCCAACAAGGACGCGCGATTTCAGCGCATCCGCGAGGCGCTGGGAGATGGCAATGTGGTCTGATGACGACAACGACCTGAAGTACGCGATGACCGGCGAGCGTAGGACAGATGAGCCGCCGTTCTGGCTCGCGTTGTTGCTGCTGACGATGCTCGGGCTGCTGCTGGGCTATGTTGTAGCCTGCATGATCAACTAAACTCACGGCACGGTGGAAGGTCGCCCGACCGGGCCACCGTCGCCGCTCCTCCCCCGGTCGGGCAACTTGAAGGAGTTATCCTCATGCGTAAGACGCTTCTCGCAGTTGCACTCCTGGCCGCTGGTGCGGTCCAGGCCGCCGGCTTCACCGCCGGCACCGGCTCGCTGGCCGGTTCCACGTCCGCGATCAATTCGTTCGCGGGTTCCGCCATCGCTGGCGCCACCCTCACTGGCGGCTCCACCGCTGGGCAGGCGGCGACCGCTGGCACCGCTGGCGCCTATGGCGTCGGTGGCATCGGCATCGTCGGCCAGGGCATCGTGGCCGGCGGCGTGCTGGGCACCTACAGCGGCGCCATCGGTGGCTCCGCAGTGCAGTCCCAGATGGGCAGCGCGTCGCTCGGCCTGGCGGGCTCCGCCACGGCTGGCGGCTCGCAGGCCACTGGCGGTTCGGGCAGCTTCGCTGGCCTGGACTTCTAAGCCCTTCGCGGGGGCTTCGGCCCCCGCATCACTCAGGAGAGAGACATGTTCCGCAAATCCATTCTGCTGGTCGCGCTGTTGAGCACTGGCGCCGTTGCCGGTAACAGCATCGACGTCAGCTCCGGGTCGAGCGCCAATTCTGGCTCGGTGTCCAGTTCGCAGTCGGGCAGCTACAGCAACACGGGCGCGGCGACCGCTGGCAACGCCCAGAACATCAGCTTCACCAACCCGGGCACGGTCAACTACAGCGGCTCGCATTCCGTGCGCAACGTACCCGACGTCACCACCATCATTCCCGGCATGACCGCGCCCTGCTACGTTTCGGCCGGCGTGTCCGGCTCGGGCGTCGGCTTCGGCTTCGGTGTCGCCTCCGGCATCGAGGACAAGGACTGCACCGCGCGGGAGGATGCCCGCACCCTGCTGGCGATGGGGCTGAAGGATGAGGCGGTTGCCAGGCTGTGTCAGCGTGACACCATGGCGAAGGCGCTCGGCGTGAAGTGCGGCGTTCCGACGCAGCTTCCGGCCAGCTCCCCGCAGGTGTCCTACAACCCGTCGACCCGCACGACCACCGTGCGCGAGATGAACGGCTTCAACCACTGAAGGAGCAACCGATGAGTGCAATCTTTCGCGTTCTTTCCGGCACCGCCCGCATGCGCGTCGCCGGCCTGGAGGCCGACGTCACCGCGCCCTGGGAAGAGGCCGGCATCGAGTACGCGCCCGCCGTCGCCAGGCCGAAGGACCTCAGCGGCATCGAGCGGTTCAAGGCTGCGGTGGCAGAGGGGATGCTGACCGACCTGCAGGCGCCCGCGATGGGGGCCGCTGACGTCATCCCCGGGCAAGGGCGGCGCGGGCAGCAGGTCCAAGCCCGCGTCCAGGTCGAGGCCGTCGACGACCCGGTCTATCTGCGCATCTGGCAGGACCGCACGTCGGCGCATCCTGACGAGACGTTCGGCCGGGGGGCTGAGGCGTCAGAGACGCTGCTGCAGCCTGGCGAGGTCTGGGAGGGCAACGTCGCCCACCAGAACGCCTGGACGGTGATTGCCGTCACCGGCTAACGCTCTCCCCACGCGAAGTCTTCGGGCGCCTTCGGGCGCCCTTCTTTTTTGGAGGTGACGATGAAGACGAACCCCTACTGGGGCGACGGCGGCTGGCTGCTCAGGACCTACACCTGGAAGGGCGAGCCCTATATCGCCGTGTACCGTGGCCGGCGCCGGCTCGGCGTCATCCGTGGCGAGCCCGAGATCGCTCACGAGCTGGCCAAGCTGGCTGGCGGGAAGGTCATCGAGCTGGGCGAGGTGCGCGAGACGCCGACCATCCAGGTCAAGCAGTGGACCTGCTACGAGCCGTTCGAGGCTATCGGCAACGGCTGGGGCAGCTACGACGGCCCGAGCACCAAGGCCGAGATCGAGGAGGCCGACGCCAACCGTCCCGGCTGGGACGATTAGCGCCCGGTGAGATCGGGGTACAGGGACGTGCCGCCGATCGCTCCACCCAACCCCTGCGGGATGCTGCCAGCGCCCTGCAGCGCCCTCACCAGCAGCCGCTGCGCCATGGGCGACCACAGCGCCTGCCCACCGAGATAGAGCCCACCACCCAGCATCGCCGTCGTCAGCGGATCGACCAGCGCCCCGCCGCCGGCCAGCCCGGCCGTCATGGCCCGCTCGGTCGTCCCGGACGTCGGCACGCGATCACCAAGGACCCGCTGGCCCAGGTTCGCGATGTCCTGCATCGGCGCTTCGCCGGCCGCCGCCTGGCGGTGCCGCACCGAGCGGTCGCTGTACTTCGCCGCGAGCTGCAGCTGGCCTGGCGTGAACACGCCCTCCTTCGCCGCCGTGCGGTTCGCTGCGGCCTCAAGGCGGACCAGGTTCGCGTATGCCCGGTCGGCCACGTTCAGCGCCTGCGCATAGGCCGGGTTCTGATCGGCCGCCGCGCTTCGCAGGATGTTGCGCAGCTCGCGGAACGCATCCTGCGCCTGGCCCTCGCTCTTGGCGATCGCCGTGGACAATTCGCTGTCCAGTTCCTTGAAGTTAACCGGGTCGAAGCCCTGCGCCCTTCCCAGGCGCGGGCCGAACTTGTCGCGCATGAACTGACTGAAGGCGCGACGCGCATCGCCAGTGGCGTAGCGCATGTTCTGGGTCAGCTGCATGATCTCCTGCCCGGCCGTGATCGGCTGCGTGCCGGGCCCGGCGAGCGTTGCCGTGCCCTGCGGACGGTTGAGCAGGATGCCGCCAGGGGCCAGCTGCTCCGCCTCGCGGTAGGCGCGGTTCGCCATGTTCTGCATCTGCTGAATGCCGCGCTGGCCGATCTCGGTCACGTCCCCAGGCAGCCCCTCCATCGCCCGCCGCTCGGCCGCGAGGATCCACTGGTCCTGCGCCCGCTGCCTGGCCGCGCCGATCGCGTCCCCGAGCAGGGGGATGCTGCCGAGCTTCTCCTCAGTCCTCGACGCCATCCCACCCATCGCCTGGCCGATCGTCGGCTCGACGCCTTCGGCCTGCAGCGCCCGCACGTCAGCCCGCCCGGCATTCCTGCCAAGCGCACCCAACCCGCCGATCACCGCCTCACCGGCCGCGCCAGCCCCGGCGCCGATGCCGGTCTGAATCGCCTTCTGGGTCCAGAAGTCGTCGCCCCCTGTCACCGGCGTGGTCAGCGCGCCCGTCGCCGCGCCGATGCCGGCGCCCTGCGCCAGCCGGCCGCCGAGCGACGCCGCCTGCGGCAGCAGCCGCGAGATGCCGGACGCCCAGCCACCGGCCAGCGTGCCGCCGACGTTGCCGCCGATCCGGCCCCAGTCAACACCCTCTTCGCCGGCCGCCTGCCTGGCCTGCTGGTAGGCCTGCTCCTGCTCCGCGATCTGCTGGCTGACGCCGCCCTCGCCGAGCCGCTCCAGCGGCAGCCCCTGGTCTGCCAGCCAGTTGTTCAGGGCGTTGACGCGCTCGGTGACGCCAGCCGGCAGCGCCTCTGACAGCAGCTGCGCCGGGGCATTGACGAGGTCGCGTAGCCCCTGCATGACGCCTGACGGCGCCTCAGGGCGCCCCAGGCCGCCGAGCTTGCGCTGCAGCTGCGCGAGCGCCTCTTCCTCCGTGTCGACGCCGCCGACCTCGAACGTGCCCTGGCCAGGAATCCTGATCTCGAAGGTCGCCATCTCAGTCTCCGATGCGCCTGATCGTTACCCCGCCTTCCATCGTCCCGCCGGTCTGCGCGCCGCGCTGCTCGGCCTGTACGCGCCGCGCGTGCTCGCCGGCGATCGGCTGGCCGAACAGCTGCATGTGCGCTGCCTCGATGTCGGCCTGGTTAGCGGGACCGACCTTTCCGCGCTCATCCGGCGACAGCATCATCTTGTCCTCGACGCGCCTCCTGGCCCGCGCGAGGTTGGCGTAGACGATCGCCAGCGATCGCATGTGCTCCTCGTCGCTCTGCTGCAGGTTGATGTCGGAGGCCGCCGCACGCAGGGCGTCGCCTTCGGCATTGGACAGGGCGCCCATGCCGCGCATCTGCGGGATCATCGACAAGAACTGCTGGCCCTTCAGCTGGTCGAGCGCGACCTCGTAGTCCCTGGTCCTGGGCATGAAGGTCGGGAGCCGCGCCTCCCAGCCGGTCGCCTGCGTGCGCGCTGGCAGCTTCGCCAACCGCTCGACCGTGGCCATGGTGTCCTCCAGCTTGGCGATGTCGCCGGGGGCGTTCTGCCTGAACTGCACGTCGGCCTCTGCCTGCTCGCGCGCGGTGACCTTGGCCCGCTCCTGCTCGCCCAGGTAGCCGGGCTGGGTCTTCTCGACCGCGAACGGCGTCCCCTCGATCTGCGTGCGCCGCACGGTCCCGTCGGAGCCATACTGCACCGCGTACAGCTTGCCGTCCGGGCCGCGCTCATAGTGCGGCGTCACCCCGTAGTTCGGCAGCTGCGACGCAGCCCCGGCCCTGATCATCGCGGCCTTCACCGGGTCGATCTTGTCGAACTGCTTCGCGTACAGCTCGGTCGCCTCCATCTTCGCCCGCTTGATCCGCCGCTCTTCAGCGGCTGCCGCCAGCTCCTCCTCGAACTTCTGCCGCTGCTGGTGCGCGAGCATGCCCTGCTGGGCGCCGGTCGCGGCCCCGCGCAGCCAGTTCCCGCCATAGCCAGGGGCGGCCAGGATGCCCAGGCCGATGTTCCACAGCGGGTCACCCATCAGGTTGTTCCAGAACCCCCCGCCATGAGCCGCTGACGCGGCCTCTGGCGCGAGCTGAGGGGGCTGGGCAGGGGTAGGTGCCATCCCGAGCGGCTGCGGCCCCAGAGGCGGCTCCTGGCCCCCAGCGAAGGGGCTCTGCAGCATGATGTCGGGCAGCTGTTCGTAATCCATGGTCGTCCCCGTGCGAGCGCCGGGCTCGCCTTTGATCCCGAAGTAGTTGCCGCCACCAGCCAGGGACCTACCCCAGCCGGTCTCGATCGCGCTCTGCCTGGCGCCCAGCTCGGCCAGGTGCGGCGGCGCCCCGACAGCGATCAGCTCGCGCTTGCGCTGGTCCAGGAAGGCCTGCTGGTCCTCGTTGCGCGGAGCCAGGCCAAGGACCTTCTGCGAGTACGCCGGATCTGTCGCGTAGCCGGACGAGCCGATCGCCCTGGCAGCGTCCTCGAAGGACTGCGAGCCGATGACCTGCCCGTAGCGCGGCTTCTGCATCAGCCGCCACCAGTCGGCCGCGCTCTCCTGCGGGCTGCCGTACTGGCGGAACGAGGCGTTGACCGTGTGCCAGCCCCGCTGCGGGTCGTATTCCTGCGTCGGCAGCATCGACCTACCTCATCCCCCGCATCGCCAGCAGCTGCCGAATGTCCATCGGCCCCTGCCCGCCCTGCGGCCCCTGGTACGCCGGGCCGTAGTAGGGCTGCATGCCGGAATACTGGTCCTGCTGCGAAGGCGCAGCCAGCGACCAGCCGAGCCGGCCCTCGTTGTCGGCAACCATGCCGCCACCGATCCCGGAGCCCTTACCGAACCTCCGCCGCTGCATGAACTCCTGCAGGCGCGGGTCGCCCTGCTGCTGCTGCCCGCCGCCCTGGGCCGGCGCCGCAGACGGCGGCTGTGGCGCAGCCTGCTTGGCCTGCTGCATCATCGCCGCGCCCACGTTAGGCGCCTGCTGACCCCACCAGGGCATGGCCCAATCGCCGGTTGCCCAGCCCGGTGCCGTCACGCCCTGGCCTGTCACGGCCGTGCCCATGCCCATCGCGTTCGCCGGTATGTTCGGCCCCATGCCGCCCCAGCCAGTCGTCTGTAGCTGGACATCCTTCGGCCGAGCCATCTCGATCGCCTGCTGCTGCGCCGCCATCTGCTCCTGCAGGCTTGGCCCCTTGCTCTTGCCGCTCTTTCCGCCGCCGCTCATCGTTGCGCGCCTCTTAGGAAGTGAATGCCTTGAACAGGTTGCCGGCCAGGCCGGCACCAGCGGTCGCGCCGCCAATGACGCCCTGCATGGGCGACATGTAGTTCGGGTTCTGCTGCGACGTCACGCCGGCGCCGCCGCCCTGCTGCGTGCCGATCGGCGCCATGGTCCCGAGAATGCTCTGAATCATCTGCATCCGCTGCATGGGCTCCTGGTACATCCAGTTGAAGCGGTTCATCTGATCCTGCAGCGCCCGCGCCTGGTAGTCCTCGACGGTCTGCCCGGGGGCCAGCATGCTGCCCATCATCGCGCCGGTCTGCCCGAGCGCGCCCTGCTGCGCACCGAGCCCGGCCTGGTAAGCGCCCATCTGCGTCTGCGCGTTCTGCGCCAGCAGGTTCTTCTGCGCCTGCGCCGCCAGCGTGCCCTGCATCAGCCCCTGGCGCGAGGACCCGAGATTGTTGACGCCGATCGACTGTTGCTGCTGACCCGCCAGCGCCTGGCCTAGCATGTCCTGCGCGCCCTGCGCGTTCTGGGCCATCATGTTCTGGACATACGGGTTGTTGGCGACGTCGGCCGCAGAGGACAGGAAGCCGTAGTTCTGCCCGGCCTGCCCCATCATCGCCTTCTGCTGCTCGACTGCCTGCTTGGTAAGGTCGCTTGGGCCGACATAGGTCTGCCCTGGGAAGAAGGGCGTGGGCTGCTGCATCATGTTCTGCCCGAGCCCGGCCAGCCAGCCGTACATAGGCAACGCTGCGGAGTTCGGCGTCAGCTGCGAGAAGCTGACGTTGCTCGACGGCGCCTGGATCGTCTGCTGCTGGTTCTTCGATCCTTTGCCTCCCATCAGGCCGCCAAGAACAGCGCCGCCTGCCTGAATTGCTGGTGCTACCCATGCCATGTCATTTCTCCTGGTCGGGATAGAGCCCGACTTCCCAGAGGTAACGATGCTTGGCGTGCAGCTTGCGCACCCAGCCGTCGCGTCCTGTTCCCATGATAGAAGAGCAGCCGCTGTTGCGCGCCAACTCCTGCAGCTGCGGCCAGATGAAGGACATCCACAGCTCCTCGCTGTGGTCTTCGGCGCCGAACAGGTGGACCTGCAACACCCGCTTCTTCGGGTAGTCGCAGATTTCGACGCAGAGCGCCCCGAACGGTGAGCGGTGCCGGTCCAGGCAGAGGATGATGCCGATCTTCCCGCTGCAGTATTGCGTGGCGACGTCGCGCAGGTCCCACTCGTCCGTGTGCTCCAGGGCGCGCTTCAGATACTTCTCGGCCAGCAGCCAGCCGCGCAGCTCGTTCGACGGCAGCGGATGGATCACCGGGTCCGGCAGCTCCGGCAGCGGCTCTGACTTGTCGACGGCCTTCAGTTCAGCATTCACAGCTTCACCCATGTCGTTCCGTTGTACACGTAGACGCCTTTGCCGCCGCCAGGATTCCACAGCGTCCCGTCGGCGTACACCAGCATCCCCTCTTCCACGCGCTCCGGTGGCTTCGCCCGCACCGGCAGCCGCCACTGGCCCTCGAAGCCCTCGAACACCGCCGTGAACTCGCGCCGCAGCCAGTCAAGCAGGCCGAGCGAGACTTCGCTGGGCGGCGTGCTCGGGTAGTAGCGCCTGACCTGCGTCCCCCTCATCGTTCCCCCGCTCGCTGCCAATCCAGCGTCAGACCAGACAGCCGCCACTTGCCCCGGTCCTTGGACTCCACCCGCACCGCGAGCCACCGGCCAGTGACGCGCGGCGTGACGCTGAAGTCGCGCCCGGGCATGAACTCGATCGGCGCATCCCACAGCAGATCGCCGTCGACCGTCATCTGCCCGCCGAAGGTGAAGGTCACCGGGATGTCGCCGGTCATTTCGGGCCATACCTCTGTGACCATGGCCAGGCCGTCGGCACCCTCGATCGGGATCCCCACCCGCTGCGCCTGGCAGAACACCGACTCGCCCGCGCTGTTCGTATTGTCGATCGCGAGCAGCGACACCCACCAGACCGGGTTGTTGGGGTCGGTGACTTCATCGCTCTCGTACAGGATGACGTCGGGCACGGACGGCTGGTACACGCCCTTGTTCCAGGAGCCGTCGCGCTGCTCGTCCCAGGTCTTGCCCTGGGTCATGCGCGGGTAGGCAATCAGCGGCGCCGCAGGACCGAGATCGTCCCACGTCTCGGTGGCGGTCCCGAGCGAGATCAGTGCGCTGTCGTAGCCGTAGCTGTTGTTCAGCGTCTTCGCGCCCCAGGTCCTGTCGATCCAGTGGTAGACCAGCGAGGCGGTCAGCTGACCGTTCTCGGTGCCGGCCACGGCGACGAACAGCTGCGTGGTCTGCGGATGGACGAACACGGCGGACAGGTCGAAGTATTCCTCCGACACGTAGCCGTACAGTGTCTTGCGCACGGTGTTATCGACCAGGGACATCGACTGCTGCCCGTCGAACCACAGCAGGTCGGACGTGGTGAACACCACCAGGCCGCCGTTCATCTCGGCGAAGCCGCGCTGCAACCGCGTGCCGACGCCACCCTGCAGCCGGTCGACGCGCATGATCGCCTCGCCGCCGATCCACGCCATCTGATAGATCGCGTCCTCCTTGACGATCCACAGGTAGTCGCGCACCAGCCGGCCGCCGACGATCTTGCCCTGCGTCTCGCCGAGCAGATCATCGCCTGCATCGTTGTCGAGCGCCGCGATCCACAACGTCGGCAGCGAGCCCTCCTGCGCGGAGTTGCTCCACCGGACCTTGTGCGGATACTCCTCGTTGTCTTCGGTCATGCCGAGCGCGACGAGGTAGTAGCGGAACGCGATCATCTCGCGGCAGCGCCAGTTCGCGTCCCAGCCGGGCAGCGGCTTCAGCACGTCATCCGGCGGGGCGGCGCTGTAGTCCCAGTAGAACGGGCCGTCGCTCGCGCTGTTCACCACCAGCACGCCGTTGAGGTTGGCGACCGTGACGAAGCCGCCGGACCAGTCGGTGGCGCCGCTGATCTTCGACCCGGTCTTGTTGCGCACGTCGTAGGCGTAGCACTGCGCCCCGTCGGAGATGATCAGCCACCAGCGCCCGTCCGGCCCCTGGTAGGTGCCGTGGTACAGCGGCCGGATCAGCAGGTTGAACAGCTTGCGCTCGCCCTTCACCGAGCGGATCGCGCCGTCCTCGCACATGATGTTGACGATGGACGTCCACGCCTCAGGCGGCGCCTGCGTCGGAATCAGGTCGCTGATCAGGCCGTACTTGCCGAGATGCTGTAGTCGCTGACGTGGCATCTGTCCTCACTCCCTCTCAGAGTTCAGCGGGCGGTTGCCGATGTAGCTGTCCATTAAAGCTCCGCGTCAGCCTGATACGAGCCAATGATGATCTGCGATAACCCAACCGCCAGAGCACTGGCTGCAAGCTGACAGCCGGATGGCGTGGAGGATTGGAGTAGTGACGCCTGAGAGTTGGTCAGCGTACCGTCGATGCGCGTCACGGTGGCGAGCTTGCGCTTGGTCTGCTTGTAGTAGATGTAGCCCTGACTCTGGCCGGAGGCGTCCACGCCTGCGGAGCCGAACCGATACTCGCCTACCTCGAAATACCGCTGGCATAGCGCAAGCTCTTCAGCTTGGCTGCGCCACTCGAAGTCAGTGGCTTCCTCACCGATCTCCAGCTGCACGTCGGTGAAGCCGATCTGCGCGCCGGCCCCCACCCCCGGCATAAAGCGCCGCATCAGCTGCATCCCCCGAGCAACGGTTGCTGGCATCGTGTCCGGGAACGTGAATGAGAACCTACTCCACCCGGTGGCCGGGACGTTTATGGTGCCGGACGAGACGGGGGCAGCCGCTGGCCAGACATCAGCAACATCCGGTGCCGCAATCGACAGCGTGAGCACCCGCGCTGCTGCCGAAAACACCCACCCACTGACAGTGACCTTCTTGCCTACCGCACGATAGGCGTTCAGGGCTTCAACGCGCTGTGCCACGCCGACCTGCGTATTACCGGCGGCACCAGTTATCACCAGCGCAGCATTGATGCCAGTTGCTACCGGATGCGGAGCGATTAGCCACGTCACCGCCGCCCCGGCTGCGTCGCATACCCAGCGATCCGCCGTGTAAGTGAAAGTTGCGACCGGAATGGAGCCGCTGGTGCCGCGCTGCCAGACCTGCATCCCGCCGTTGATCAGGATGTTCCGGCGCGCTGCCTGCCACCCGCGATTCGCCACGTTGCGTGCCCTGGTCATGCTGCCGTCCTCATTCCGATGCTTACGATCAACGTCCTGGCCGGGGTTCGCTGTTACGCCTCAAAGACCAATGTCATCTCGCCGCCCGTGTAAGTGCCGGGAGAACTGACAACAAACCCAATCTTGTCCACCGCGCCAGAAATAGCCGCGCGCCCACTAGATATGTACGTAACCGCATCCTCGCGGGCGAGAACGCTGGAATACACCCACCCATCTGTGTTCTGGCGGCTGATTTTCATGTGCCCGCTCATCTTGCTGGCTGCATTGCTATACGGAAGAAAGCCGGACGCTGGCATTATTTCAGTTGCCATCGACGAGGCGCCAAAACGGGAATGTGCCCCGGCGTAACCGGTTGTCACCAAAGCCCCGCCAACCCCAAGCTGAATCACCGTGTTGAACAGACCACTCAAGGCGACCTCTCGCCACAGGATAGTGATGCTTGTCGCCCAGGTTGGCACATCGAACGTGACCACTGCTCCACTAGCCGCCTTGGTGACAGTCTCTCGCTTGCGAAGCGCATCTACCGGCACCATCGCGCCCTTCGCCCAGGCGATGAAGGCAACGACGTCGCCAGCGGTCGCGCCGACAGCGAGCGTGACCGTGGCCCCGTCGGTCGCCGTGAAGTCTGCAGCCGCGAGCTTCACGCCGTTCAGGAACACGTCCACGTAGCCGACCGCGTAGGTGACGTTGAATACCGTCTGCCCGGCGGTGGCGATGAACTCGCTGCGGTAGCCGGCGGCCTGGTTCAGTGGACGATTGCCGATGTAGCTGTCCATGTCACGCCTCGAAGATGGCGACCATCTCGCCGGCGGCAAACGATGCTGCGGCGGACAGAGTGAAGCTAAGAGTGTCTACCACTCCATCGAAAGAGTTTTGGCCACCCGCCAGATAGGTGGTCGTGGAGTCTTCTCTCGCGAGGTTGGAGATACAGACCCACCTATTGTTGCCGACGTGCTCTATGTCGATGAACCCGGATACGCGCAGCGGGGCTCCCGGATTCGTGTATGGCACCCAGCCGACACCAGTAAGCTGGTCAGTGGCCATCGTGTTGGTGCCAAGCCGCGTTGATGAGCCAAGGTATCCAGAGTTCTTCAGAACGCCGCCAACGCCTAGCTGGATTATGGTATTCGCCGTCCCGCTCTGCCCAACGCCTCGCCATGCAACACGCATCCTGGTCGCCCAGCTGGGGACATCGAACAGGACTTGCGCGCCTGTCGCCGCCTTCGCGACGACGAGCTTCTGTCTGGACTTCCGCGCATTGATGCTCATGGCTTACTCATACATGATGCTGGCGATGCCAGCGTCCCAGACATTAGTGCCGTTATGCGTCGTCAATCGGATGATGTCCAAAGGACCACTTAGCGCAACGGAGCCGGCACACTGATACCCAGCCGCCACATTCAACGTCCCGAGCTGGCCACTCAGCGCCCAAGTATTGCCTGACACGCGCGTTAGCTCGAAGAGCCCGCCTTCGACATTGGTGCCGGGGCCGGTATGGAGCAGAAAGCCGATGACACCAAACTCCGTCGCGATCGTCGTCGCACCAAGCCGACTGTGCGCGTTCTGATAGCCGCTCGTCGCTGGCACACCGCCAGTCCCGATTTGCGCGTACCAGTAGTCTGGCCCGTTGGTGCTAGCACCGTGGAACGCAATCGTGATGCGATTCGCCCAGGCCGGAATGTCGGTGAAGTCCACCGCCGTTCCGGTAAGCGTCTTTGCCGGGCCAAGGGTTGGGCCCACCGGCATCGCCGCGAGCAGGGCGTCGATCTCGTCCTTGGTATAGAAGCCACTGGTCGGCAACACGGTGGCGCCGCGCTCCCAGCCGATGAACTGGACGACATCGCCGACATCACGCGGCTCGTTGAGCGTGACCGTGGTGCCGTCGGTGGCGACGAAGTCAGTCGAGGCCAGCCGCACGCCGTTGACGAACACGTCCAGGAAGCCCGGCGTGTAGCCGACCTGGAACACCGTCTGCCCCTGCGTGGCGACCGTCTCCAGCCTGGCCCCGGTGACCGCCTCTACATCAAGCCCGCGCCCTACGTAGCTCATCAGGTCATCTCCAGAACCGACAGGGTCAGCTCGGCGCAGTTGGCGGCGCTGCCCTTGATCGAGAACGTGTCCCCGGCCTGCATGACCACCTTGGAGCCCATCACGCCCTCCAAGGCGCTGCCGGACGGGATGGGCGTGCCCTCGCCCACCAGGTTCGTCTTCGTCGCGCCACGCCCAAGGTAGGCCGCCACAGCGATGTCGGTCGCGAGGTTATTGCCGATGCGCATGCCGATGATGACGACCTGCGCGCCGGCCGGGGCGGTGTACGCCGTGGCCTCAGTGGCGCCGACGACTGCCTGGATGCTCTTGAAGCTGTTCGCCATCGCTTACCCCAAGGCCACGATGAGGGCCAGTGTGTTTGCGTCCTGGATCGCGTTCTGCTGATCCACGTAGGTGATGCTCGCCTTGGTGGCGATGACCGCGTCCTGCGCGGCGTTCGCGTTGTCCACGTAGGTCTTGTCGGCCTTCAGGGCGATCAGGGCGTCCTGGGCATCGTCCCTGGCATCCTGCTGCGAGATGAAGGCATCGAGGCTGGCCTGGCTCGCCTTACCGGCGATCAGCGTGTCCTGACCATCGTCCCGGACGTCCTGCTGGGCAATGAAGGCGTCGAGGCTGGCCTGGCTCGCCTTGCCGGCGATGTTGGCATCCTGGACCGAGTTAACGGCCTCGATCGACGTCAGTCGTGCGTCCAGGCCGGTGATCGACCCCTGCGGGTGAGCGTCGGCCGCGCCGCGCCCGGCCAGGTCGTTGTGGGCGATCGACGCCGACGCCGACTGCCAGGAGGCGTTGACGCGAACGTAGGGCGACGAATCCTGCGGCGCCTCCTCGACGGCGCCTATGTTGACGCGCGCCTGCTCCGGCGTCTGCGGCGTCCCGAGCGCGTCGACTACCGCGTCATCGACCGTGTTCAGCCAGTCGGCGCAGATCTTGGTTTCAAAGTCGACGAACCGGGTCGCCATCAGCTGAAGCCTCCGCTATACCCGTTGCTGAACGCCCGCAAGGCTGGAACCTCGCCATCGCCACCGGGGCCACCTTCGGGCGGTGGGACCACGGGCGCCTCGCCACACACGTACACCGGGCCACCCGTCAGGTCGGTCCAGTCCGGCGCCGGCTGCGGGGCGCAGGCCACAGCCAAGCAGGCGACCGCAATGCAGGCGCGCGAGTCGCTGAACGCGCCCGGGGTCCAGCGATTGGTGCTGGCGCAGTCGTCTGCGGCCCAGCTGGCCGGGTCGGGCGTCTGCGGTTTCCAGCAGCCGTTACTCATCGACGAGGGCCACCCGTGGCGCCGTGGCGATGTTCTGATTCCAGCCCTGCGCCTGCACGCCATCCAGGCGGCGCAGGAACTCGGCCTGCCAGGCCTGCAGCCGCTGGTCGTCCTTAAGGAACACGGCCGCCTCCTTCAGGGCGCCATAGAGGTACAGGTCGGCGTAGTAGGTGCTGACCCAGTTGAAGTCAGCGTCGCCCTGCAGGGGCCGCAGGAAGGCCACGTAGTCGAGCGCGAACTCGGTGTCGCTGGCCGGGGCCGGGAACAGCTCGGCGCAGTCGCCACGGGCGATGTAGGAGTTCTGCCAGGCTTCGGCCTGCGCCCGGGCGTCGTCCGGGAACTGCCGCAGCGTCACTCGCCCGGTGCGCAGCGTGATCAGCTGGGCTAGGTCGGTTGGCAGCGGCAGGATCGCGTTGCCGGCCGGCTGCGTGTAGGTCGTGCGCCGCCGGTTGCGCGGATGCTCGCGCAGCGCCCGGTTCAGCTCGCCCTCGACGGCCGCGATCATGGACGACACCGACGTCGTGCTCAGGTTCGGCCGGTTCAAGTATTCCTTGACCAGTGCGACGATCTCGCCACGGTTCATTGCGTCAGCCTCTTCTGCGCGGCGTCGTGCATCAGCTGCAGCATGGCGCCGTTGCCCTGGACCATCTCGTTGCGGAAGCTGTCAACGCTCGCCGCCGTCTGCCGCTGCTGCTGCGAGTTCTCGACGAGCAGCACCGGCAGGAAGGCGACCGCGCACCCGACCTGGTCAATCTCTTGGCCGGTCTGCGGGTTGAGCCCGCGCAGATGCGTCTGCCAGAGGCAGGCGTCACAGGTATGACCAAGCGGGCAGGTCTTCACGATTCCCTCTCGCAGACGATGACGTCGATGTAGCGCGGCGCCCAGTTGGCAGCCGACGCATTGGCCTGGGAGTCACCCGCCACCGTGTGCTTGTGTGCGGCGCCGTCGGCCGGAATCGAGTGCTGGTGCGCCCCAGCCGCGTCAGTCAGCGCGCTGCGCTGCGCAATCGGCGGGATGGTGGCGTTGTTGCCGAACGGGAAGTTCGATGCCGCGTAATTCTGCACATAGCCGTGCTGGTGTACGCCCGCCGAGCCCGTCAGGCCACCGTGCGTGTGGTTCACCGAGCCGTCACCGGACACGATGTTGATCGC